TTGTCAGCGTCGCTTACATGGACTGAGGCGTCGAACGGAAACGAGCCCGATCCGGCGTTTGCAAAACGTCCATATATGAAACGCTCGGCAAGTCCTCCCTGGTGACTCTTGAGCATATCCTCTTTATAGTCTTTCGGGAGGAACGGATTGTCCAGAGTCGAGAACCTGTAGACCTTGCTTTTTGGGTCTCGAGTGAGGGGATCCTCGAAGAACTCGTAGAGGGGGTCCTTGCGTCCGTCTCGAGTGTAGATTGTGGGAGGCGTCGTTGTGATCCAGAGGCCTCGAGGATAGTTCTTCGATGAGTCAGAGCCTCTCAGTCGACGTTTGATAACGCTCAGAGATGTCTCAATATGACGGACTAGTCGAGCCTCATCGATCCAAGCATAATCGACGTTTGGCCCTTCACTATACTCGGGCTCTTCTAGGCTGCCGAAATACCAGACGGAGTGATTTCTCCAGGTGACTTTAAACTCGCTCTGATTGTAGGACTCGATCAGAGGATTTGTCTGAAAGGGTTTGCCCAGCAGCCAGGACTTCTCGAGTGTCGGGATCAGGACTCTTTTGACCATCATGTAAGAGGGCTCGTAAATGTAGCCCACTGATCCCGGATTGTCGAGAGCCCAGATAATAGCGTCTCGAGCCCCAGCGATTGTTTTCCCGGCTCCGGTGCCGGCGAAGATTGCACGATAAAAGACTTTGGTTATGTCTCGGTGAAAGGGGATCTGGGAGGCGTGGCCGACGTATCTAAGTTTCAGTTCTATCGGCTGCTGGAGACTCAGTTTTTTCCTCTCCGTCAGGGCGCCAAACTTTGACAGTGATCTGGGGCTCTCCGGTGTGCTTGATTTGGAGAGGAGCGCTCGGGATCATGCCTAGAGACTGGAGGAGATCTGCGAGTCTGGTGGTTGCGTCCATGATGAGTCGGAGAGCTCCGACTTTGGCTGCGCTGTTGTCGGCTTGAGTGTACTCATACCAGGCGTTTGGAATGACTTGTTTTATGTTGTTGACGAGACTATAGGCGAGATTGCTGTCTTTGAGTTGGATGATCTGAGGGGCCCAGGTCTGGAGTCTTTCACTGTCCTTATAGATTGCTTGTTTGCTGACTTTGTACTCTTGGCTGAGGTCCTCGACGATTGTGATTAAAGAGATCCCTTTGCTGAGTTGGTTGAGGAGTTTTGTTCTCCGCTCCAGGAGCTCGAGTCTCCCCATTTTTAGACAGCTCTGTCTATCTTATGGGCTTTTTCCCCGGTGTAGGACTCCCAGCGATTGAGGACCACTTGACAGAAGAGGGGCTCGATCTCCATTGCGTAGCAGCTGCGATTATTCCGTTCACAGGCCATAAGGGTCGTCCCAGATCCGACGAAGGGATCGAGGATAAGGCCTCCTGGAGGAGATCCGTCTATCAGTTCAGGCTCGATGAGTTCGACGGGTTTTGTCGTTGGATGATCGGGGCTCTTGATGGGTCGTCTAATGTAGAATACAGACCCATGCTTGTCTTTTTGACTGTAGAATTTGTGTTTGCCTTTCCAGCCGTAGAAGCAAAACTCGTGCTGCGGATAATAGTCCATGTCGGACATGATGAAGCTCTGTTTAGCCCAGACAAGGATTCCAGCGCAGTAGATCCCGAGTTTTTCCGTTGCTTGCAGAACTGCGAGAAGCTGCCGACCATTGATCCAAATATAGATCGTGTTGTACTCTGTGAGAGGGATGTTTTTGAGCCAGTTCTCCGTCCATTCTTGATATTTGTCGGGGTCGATGTCTGTATATGTTGAGGCTCCAGAGCTTGATTGTTTGCGTCCTCTGAGACTGTCCCAGTCTTTTTTATAGACTCCGAACGGAGGATCTGTTACGATGCTATCGATTTTTGCGGGACCTAGAAGAGCCTGGAGATCCGCAAGGCTGGTCGAGTCCCCACAAAGAAGCCGGTGAGGTCCCAGCTGGAAAAGATCTCCTCGTTTGATTTCTGTGGTGGCCGGGATCTTCGGGATTATGTTGATGTTTTCTTTTTGCAAGTTGTGGATACGGAGGATCGAGTTGAGCTCAGCTTGACGCATCCCGAGGAATTTGATGAGATCGTGCTCTCGGCCTAGCTCGATGATCCGTCGGAACTCGAGGGCGTCCTGGTTGAGAACGTGCTCACCTCTGATCTTATTGAGGATCTGTCTGAGGAGTCTCCGGTCAACGTCTTCAACGGGGAGTCTTATGACCAGGACTGTTTTCATGCCGAGGGTTTTGGCTGCGTCCCACCTTTGCTCTCCGTCTGCAATGACGAGATCCTTGTTCGTCACGATCGGGATAATGAACCCATATCGTTTGATGCTCTCGATGAGAGATTGGGTCTGTTGTGCAGTCATGCGGTTCGGGTTTTGTCCGTCTGACTTCAGATCTCCGATCGGGACCTCTTCAGGCTTCGGGATCTGGATCTCGAGGAGATCGGGACGAGTGGGAGGATCACCCTGTATCAGTTGAGCGAACCCTCCCCTCGGCTATCTACTAAGACCTCGCCTTGACTGTATTTTTCTGCATGGGCTCTCCAGGGACCTTCGAACTCTCCGACGAGAAAAGCAAAAACCTGGTCATTCGAGAGAATGTTGACTGTCTCGGCTTTGAGATGGTCGATCCGAGCGTTTGCTAGGACGATCTGTTTGACTCGAATTTTTTGGGCTCGTCTCTCTTGTGCCTCTGGACTTCTCTTATGTACCATGGTCGAGGATCAATCCTAAAGCTCACTCTGTTTGGCGAGCGAGAAATTGCTGAAACTGTCAATTATCTTCTTTGGGGGCTCTCCTTTTATGCTTTTCGTGATCGAAGGTCTTTTATGCGCAAGGCTTGAGTATGAAGTGAGGCTAGAACGTGGAAACAAAGAGTAGCCCTCTATATCAAAAGAAGCGAGTCCCCGTAAACTTCACGGTTGACTCGCAGCTCCTGGACGACTTTGATAAGATCGCTAATAAGAAATGGCGAAGTCGATCAGCAGCCCTAGAGTCCGTGATGAAAGAGGTTGTACTTCAAGGGAGGCGAAACACATGACAATAGATGTCGCAGTAATGAAACACAACACGATAGAGACTGAGAAGGACGATGTATATCAAGTCCTCCTGGTCGGAGAAGAGGGAGACGTTCAAGTCCGAATAACTCTCAAGGCCCCCAGCTCTGAAGTGTTTGTCCGTTATCCCTTGGGCTCCGTCCACATGATCGGGATCACTAAGACCGGACAAAAGAAGCTCGTTGAAGAGCCCCAAAAGAAGGCCTCACAATGATCCATGCAAACGAAGAGCAGATCGTCAGAGATCTCCGCACCGTCAAGGCCCAGGTTGCTGAGCTCCTGGAGAGATATCCTGAGACTCGAAACGACGACTTTTATCTCTCGTATCTATGGCTCAAGTATTATCAAAAACTGCCTCTGCCTTTCCTCCCGTTCGACCAGATCAAAGGAGTCGGAGGACGACTCGAGTCTGTCAGAAGGACCAGGCAGATAATCCAGAATGAAGAACATCGCTTTTTGCCAACAGATCCCCGGGTCCTGGAGAGTCGTCGAAACAAGGCAGAGATCTATCGCCGGAGGCTTGCGAGATAATGGGTCGCCATGTCCATTATAAAAACGGACTGTTCAATCTCTGGAGCACCGTGATCGATGCTTACGAGCTCAAAGACTGGGTCTTTGAGGAGACCATTATCGAGGCTTTCAAAGAGATCGCTATTGAAGAGGCAGTTAGAAGAGCCAAAGAAGGATGTGAGGCCGCCAGACAAAATAATGGCTGTTTTGTTCGTTTTCCACAGTTCCGCTGCAAGGTGATTTAATGAAGATCCTGACAAGTGGACAAACTGATAAGATCCATGCTGAGCTCGCAGAGATCCAGAAGAGCGTAGCGGCGCCCCATGTTGGACCCATCACCCGAGATAGAGTCGTAAAGGCCAGCCAAGCAATCGTCGAGACCCTCCTGGAAGCCGAAGAAATCAAGATCAGCGTAGAGAGGTAGGTAGACGTCTACCTCACCGATCTACATACCCACATATATATATATAAAATTGGGGTGATCTGATTGGCTCGATATCCGCTCATCATGAAGGACTCGACGTATCTGGTCCTGGCTCAGGAGTGCCTCAAGAAGCAGCCACCAAAGAGTATGGGGAAATTTCTTAATGAGATCCTGGATCGAGAAGCTGAAAAGCTGAAGACTGGAGAGGCTGGAGGGCTCCCGGCAAACGCTGGGATCTGCGTCGTCTGTGGAGGAAAAGCTGTCCTTCAACAATTCGGATTTGGACAACAAAGTCTCCAAGTCTGCAGCCGACATAAGATCAAGGAGCTAGGCTTCAAGGATCTCCGTCCCTGAGACTAGTCGAGGACTTTTTATACGTCCTCGCCACCCCTTAGGGCTGAGGCGTGTAAAAAGTGAAAGAGGAAACGAGACAGAGATTAATCTCTAAGATTGTCGCCGGGCCTCAATCTGGGGCTGTTTCTTCGGCGTATGATCCCCACACTTTGACGGAGCCTTGTCCTCAATGTGGGGCCCAGTTAGTCCATGATCGAGTAACTGGGATCTATCTTCGTTGTTTTCGATGCGGTTGGAGAGGATACTAGTGAGAGTGATTATTGAGCAGACTGCCGGAGTCGATTATCCGGTCACGTTCAGAGGAAACCCCCAATTCCGTCGAGAACAAGAGGTCCAGATCCGTCGACGGCTCCAACTGAGGCCACTGGACAAGGTCGAGATCCGAGAGGTCGAGAAGCAATGACAGATATTTTCTATCACCTAGCGAAGTATTGTCTCCATGCTGAAAACGAGAAGGGAAAAATCATCTTTGTACCGACCAAAGTCAAGCAACTAGATATCCATTCAGCCGGAGAGGACGGAGAGTATCTCTGGTTTGAGATGATCCTGGACACTGGAGAGAAGATCTCGACAGGCTACTTTAAGGAGTTGCCTCCATGATGAGAGATCCTTACGGAAAAGAGAGAGAAGCTAGAGACTTTACGATCCGACAAGGCAAACCTGATCCCTGGGCGATCGCAGATCCAAAGATCCCGATCCCAGCTCCAGGACCCGTCCAGAAACCAGTCGATATCTCAGAGATTGGGATCGGAGTCTATGAGCTCCCGACCGGCGAGATCTACGTCGTCAAGCCTAATACAGCTGGAGATCGGAAATATGCCAAGAGACTCCTGGAGAGACCCAGCGATCGTGTGACTGAGACCGGCGTCAAGGTCAAGTTTGACTTTGTCTATGAGAGAGGAGCGATCTATCGTCTCCGTCCAGAGTACAAGATGAGCATTGCAAGAGGAAAAGAGTTAATGATAAAGTATGGTCGCTGCATCGTTTGTGGAAGACATCTCCGAGTCGCTGAGTCCGTCGAAAGAGGAATAGGCCCGGTCTGTATCAAGTCTTTCAAGGATTGGCGAGGAAAACAGACAGATCTCCAGGAGGCTCAAAGACAATGACAGTTCACTATAAACAGATCGTTGACGCTGTCAACAAGGTCCTCAGCTCGTACAGCGCAGCCATGACTCTCAGACAGATCTATTATCGACTAGTCTCAATAAACTTGATCCCCAACACAAAAACATCGTACAAGACTCTAAGCAAACATCTCGTCAAGGCGAGAGAGAGAAAAGACGTCGATGAGGACCGCATTGAAGATCGCAGCCGTGCAGTCCTGGGCAATGGGGACTCTTCCGGCTACAACTCGAAAGACGACTTTATCAAGTATCAACTGCACCGGATCAAAACCTCGGCTTCATACTGGAACGCTCCCCTCTGGAAGAACCAGACGAAAAAGATCTTTGTTGTCGTGGAAAAGGATGCTTTGAGCCGACTGTTCTCAGATGTCGCCGGAGACTACCGAATACAAGTCTATCCAGAAAAAGGCTATGGATCTTATACGTTCTTGAATGACATGGCAGCAGATCTCGACGAGGACAAAGAGAACGTCGTGCTCTATTTCGGAGACTATGATCCGAGCGGACGAGACATCGAGAGAGACATGGAGGCAAGACTTGAGCGATACACTAAGGGCTCGGCGACCTTCAGGATCTCCAGGATTGCGTTGACCACTGACCAGATCCAGAAGTACAAGCTGCCGCCAAAACCTGAAGACGCTGAGACTCTAGCCAAGATTGCAAGAGATCCGAGATCCGCAAAGTATGGGACCGAGTTCGTTGTCGAGCTCGACGCTCTTGAACCAGACGTCCTTAAAGATCTGATAGGAAGAGCGATCCTCAACGAGCTCGACAAGGACCAGTGGAACAAAGACGTCGAGGAGATCCAGACAACACAAGCCGAACTAAAGGACCTCTTCCGAGATGCTCGAATAATTCTGAGCGACGGAACCGAGATCCAGGAGGGCTCTTCTTGAAACTGCAAGAAGCCGAGGCCTTGGCCTTCAAGATCCTCCAGGTGATCGAGCCCTGCTGTGAACGAGTGTCAATCGCCGGATCTGTGAGACGTCGACGCCCAGAACCAAACGACATCGACATCGTCCTGATCCCCAAACCGTTTATGTGGACTCAGATCGAGATGAGGATGAGAGCGGAACTTGGCGCCATGCGAGGGATCGCTGGGACTCAGTTGATAAGAATATATATCCCCTTTGCAAACGTCCCAGAGAGACACGTTCAAGTCGATTTCTATGCTGCAACAGAGCAAACTTGGGGAACTATTCTCCTCATCAGGACCGGGAGCACCGACCACAATATCCGACTCTGCACCCATGCGAAGGCTCTGGACATGATGCTGAGTGCGTCTCGAGGAGTGATCGAGAAAGGCAAAGTCGTCGCCAGCAAAACCGAAGAGGAAATCTTCAAGGCTCTGATCTTACCCTATGTGGCACCAGGAGACCGAGAAGTATGAAGAGCTACTTTTCCAGAGCTTATATAGTTCTGGAAATCTTCAGCAAAAGTTTTCAAAGATACATGAAAAACGCAAAACAGAGCCTTCAAGAAATCGTCTCCATGAAACAAAGATGCATATTCCTGACGCCTCAGCAGATCGACCCCGATGTGAGAATGTCTATTCTGCATGAACGAGGCTCGATCTCACATCTTTTAGCTCGGGAAGCTAGACCCCTTTGTGTAAACAGAGCCACTCGTTCCATGGGGGCTGTTTTATGAGCTCTCCAGGACGAGCGAAACTCCAGGAGCTCAGACGGAGACTCGCAGAGCGGAGATCCAGGAGGACGGGATCTTGAGCGACGAGAACCTGAGCCCTCAGTCTCCTCCGAAACAAGCCTGGGACGCTGAAAAAGTCCGGGCCTGGTTGAGACTTCGCAAGTGGAAAAACAGAGCTTTGATCTGGAAATTGCGGAGGGCTTTTCACGAGGCCTGAAGAGGAAGAGGTCAACGGAGGATGTGCGGAACAATACGAGCACGGCTGCCAAGATTGCCTCGACTACAGCTGCCCCTATCGTGACACTGTTTGGACGGACCCCACAGACGAGTCTTACGCTCCAGAGTATTATGAGGAGCACGAAGGAGAGGAGTCCTCTTGAAATTGCAGATCCATGCAAAGAAGGTCTCGCTCGAGTGGGCTGACGGGCTCTCTCTCCTCTGTACTGTTGACGGAGCTCCTGGACTCTATCAAGTCTTCACTTTTCCAAGAGTCGACGGAGATTGCCGGAAGATCTGCGGTTGGAGTCTCCGGCGTCCTCATCTGAGCTGCCGAGGCTGTCGACTGAAAGCTGTGAACAGTGGCAAAATTCCGAGGATCTTGGAAGTCGATCCCTACGTTATTTTGTTTGCGAAAAATAGGAGTCCCTGGAAAAGGAGGATCTCGAAACTGTTTGTCAGTCTCGCCGAGATCTTCTCGGCCTAGGCGGGCCTCTTTGTTTTTGCCAAGGTTGGGGGTCCGGCTGCAATGTCGCTCAAACTCTTTCGGACCAGGTCAATGACGAAGGCAATCGATCCAGCAATCAGATAAGCGTATTGCTGGAACTCTGTCCCGGCAGTGAAAGCGACGATCATGATTGCGATCCCTTTGATGTAGCCTTCATAAACGAGCCAAGTTTTCAGAAGCTGGGCGCCTTCATACTGAATTTGTCCGTTTGGATAGGATGCTTTGTTTGTGAAGTATCCATAGACGTTGCGGACGATGACGAAGAAGGGAGCTGCTGCTGAAGTCAAGAAGATGTATTTGAGTCCATTGATGACGAAGATAATCTCACTTGGCAGACCGTCCGTCTCGATTGTTCCGACAGCGAGAGAGACCCCTCCAAAAACAGCAGCCAGAACCAGCAGGAGAACAGTCGCCAGATAGACGTTCAATTTCAAGCAATCACCTCCTCTGGATCACGGGTCCTCTCTAACCGTGACTGTGAAATATCGGACGTTTTTATTGCCGATCTGCGGCATACTGACCGGGCAGCCGAGGATCCTGACCTGTGCGCTGTCAATCGTCAGTTTGTCGCCCTCAGAGATCCAGAGCAGGACGCTCGAGTCAACTGTCATCTGGGTCAAAAAGGCCTTGGCTGCCGAGTTTGTCCAGGAGACGTCTTCCTCCAGACAAGAGATCTGATAGATCCGTTGGAGACCTAGAGGACGGCAGCTCCGTTTATAGGCTGACGATTTCCAGCTGTCCCACTCGTTGAGCGTGAACTCCGGGAGGAGTGTTACGTCCTGGAGCTTCAGCGTTTTCCCGGCGAGAGTGGCTGTCATGTCTCGAGCTCCTGGCCTATAAATGGAGCAAAGTCGAAATCTTCAGGTATCCCGGTTTTGCCTCGTCGGACCTCGTTGATGATTGCAACTAAGGCGAACCTTGCGTCCTGGATTGTGAGGGCTCGTCCGAGCAGAAGCCGGATCTCGATCAATCTCTGGACGAGATCGCTTTTTCTCACCTTGAAAGTTTGCAGATTTCCAGATCCTGAAGGACTGTCAAAAGTCAGCGTCAGAACGATCTCGCCGGTGTTGATCGAGACTCCTGAGATCTTGATTGTCAACGTAGATCCACTCCTAGATAACTGATGCAAATAATACTCGTGCAGCTGACGATCCAGGTGCACGACTCGACGTCGACCACTTCAAACGAGTAGCTCTGGATCAGGATCCCCGTCCCGGACTCGACGTCATAAAAGTCGGTTGCATCTCCGAAACTGTGAAATCTCGTTTTCCCCAGCTTTCCGCTTTTGCTCGTGTCGATGTTCAAGGGCTCCAGGACAGCATAGAAGGTTGATCCTTGACCAAACTTGAGGGTCACCGGGGAATAATCGACTTGCGGAGACAACCAGGGACAGAGAAGGACTTGTCCAAAAACCTCAGTGTGGGAGTCTCCGTCGCAGTAGGATTTTACCTTCACATTGAACGTCTGACCGGGATCGACGTCGCCCACGATATAGATCCCTTTCGCTCCGAGCCCATAGCCGGCGTTTGAAGCGTCGGCATCCTCATCGTCGTCCAGATGATCCGTCCAGTTGACCTCGACGTCATTAATGAACAGGTGGCAGTTGTTATGAGCTGCGACGTTGCTCTCTCCGATCTGGAGCATTTTGGTTCTCCTGGTCGGCGAGGTATGGCTGTCGACTGCAACGATGTCGATCAGAGCGGAATAGTGGGCTAGATCTCCGATCGGCAATTTCCTCGCTGCTGGGACTGTCACGTTGACATTGAGAATTGTCGTTAAGACTCCGGCTCCGTTTGCAACCGATCCGCTGTCTGTGATCGAGCCCAGCTTGTCATTGAAGTTTAAGAGCCCGACGTTGTGACTGTTGATGCCGAATTTCTGAATAGACCCCAGCACCCAGACAGCAGTATCAAAGTCGAGGTGATGAGCTCCGCTCGCAAGGTAAACAAAGATGTCGGGCGTCAGAAAATTCGATGTTGCTCCGGCTGGGAGACTTTTTCCTCCGCTCGCCCAGATCGGCTTATCATCGATAGTTATCCTCATCGCTCCCTTGGCGACTGAGGCTCCGACAACAGACCAAAAATTAGCTTTCACGCAAAGGATGAGGTCCTTTGTCGTTGTGAACGTGACCGTTTTCCTAGCCGTCCAGTCATGAGTTGCAGCGTGCTCCTCGTATTCCGTAGAGTCGGAACTAAGGCTTAGTTCGTCGGCGTAGAGCCTTTCCTGCTCGGCAAACAATGGCAAGTTTTCTTATCTCCTCTGAGATCCGTATCTGATTCTTTTGTGAGTTGTGAGAGCTCCAGAACTTGAGTTCTCCACTAGGACACTCGCCAGGACTCTCTCGAGCTTGACGATTGTTTTGTCAACGATAGCGTCGTCCATGTTCCCGGCGACGTAGACGAGAGGTCCCTGGACTGTGATCCCTCCGAGTCCTCGAGGCATATATGGTCCTGACAGTGGAATGATTGCCTCGGGGCCGGCCTCGCCAATCAAGGCGACTTCTGGGCTCGTGACGATCCCTCCCTTTGCTCGTCCCCCAGACGTCATTTTAGCGGCGGCTGCCGGAGTCCCCCCGAGTCCCAGAGCTCCAGAGATCGCAGATCCGACGCCTCCAAGAGCGGCGCCAACTCCTCCCAAGAAATCGGCGATTGGCTTAATGATGTTGTTCCAGGCCCAGGAGAGAGCGTCAAAGATCGGTTTTATCAGCGTGTTGTAGACCCAGGAGATCGCATTTCCGAGAGTTTTCCATGCAGCGATAAAGGTTCCGACGAGATAGTTTGCAAGAGGGATAAGGACGTTATTCCAGATCCACTCGAGCCCGGATCTGACAGCTGCAAGAGCGGGGCCGAAAACATTAGTCCAGAGCCAGACGAGCCCGTCGAAAGCTGCTTTGAATGCTCCTCCGAGGTAGGCTCCGATCGTGTTGATTAGATCTCGAAATTCTTGGCAGTTGTTATATAACCAGATCAAGCCGATTACTAGGGCTGCGATCGCAGCAATGACCAGGACGATCGGGTTCGCAGCGAGAAAACCTAGAGCCCCTGAGACTCCATGTGTGACAGCCGTCCAGGACGTCGAGATCGTCATGACGCTCGTTATCATTGTGATAAGACTCGGGATCACTGTGAGAGCGGACATGACCATCGCCTCGTTTAGATTGCTCTGCATATTCGAGGCCCGGTCTTGAGCGAGAGTATGTCGCTCCTGGGCGATCTGCAAGTCTGAGAGAGCAGCTGTGGCCTCTGGACTGAGGATCCCGAATTTCTCGACAGCAGCGTTATATCGTGTCTGAGCGTCCTCAGCTGCATTGAGACTCGACTTGACGGCGAGATTGGCCTTGTCAACTTGCAGCTGCATATCTTGGACTCTGTCAATGGCATTATAGAGAGCCATTCCAGACGTCATGACATTATTGAAGGCGAGAGCGACCTGCTTCCCGGAGGCCTCGACCTTTTGGTTGGATGCATCGACCTTGCTGTTTGCAGTCTCGATTTTACTCATTGACGCATCGACTTTGCTGCCTATGTCTTTGATCGTAGCTGTCGCTTTATCAACAGCAGAAACTAGGATCTCAATCTCAGGTTGGCTCAATTCAGCGTCTCCGATTGAAAACTTGCGTCCAGAAGTCGAAGGATTTGACGAGAAAAGCGGTTTGGAGAGGCGTCAGTTTTCCGATGTATTCGAGAGAGTATCCGTAGACATTAGCGAGGAGCCCTATTACTTGAGCGTCTTTGTTGGCTTCGATCCAATCCCCAACTTTGCCGAGGTCTTTAAAAAATCCTCGTCCACGACCAGGAGATCCAGAAGCCTCGTCGTCACTGACATCGGCATCTTATCGATATCAGCGACCTTGAGATCTGGACTGGCCTTATGCAAGAGTCGGAAGATGATCTCTCGAGTCCGGGCTTGTTTGTCCTGGACCTTGTTGATTGCGAAAAGATCCTCGTTCGTCAGCGGCGTATAGCGGATAACTCCGAGTTTGGAGTCCTTGAGAATGTGGATCTCTTGAGCGTCCTGGATGATCTGGACGGGATCAAAGATCTCCGCTCTCTTGGCTTGTTTCTTTTCAAACTCTTCGATCTCTTTTCCGAATTGCTTGATTTTTTCCTCTTCGCTATTTTGCAAACGTCGTCACCGATAAGAAAAGGGGGAGCAGATCGGTTAAAAGCCTTTGGGCGATTACTGGTTGCTTGGCGTTATGTTCATTGCGGTCCCGGAGATCCTGGAGAGGATTGTTCCGTTCTGGGGGTGAGCGTATCCCCACTTGAGGATTTTTGCGCTGTTGATAGTGAAGAGTTGTTTACCGGCTAAGACTCCCTCAGGGTAGACCAAGATATCGACTTCCGTCCCGGCGAGGACCTGGTTGGCGTGCGTCGAGTCTACATAGAGGAGGTCTGCATCGAAGGCGAAGGATTTGTTTCCGCTTTTCAGAACGCTCGGCTTGTCTGAGCCCCAGACGTACTCTTTGATTTCTTCAGCAGTGATATCCATGTTGACGTTTTTGATCTGTCCGACTGCTACGGTGGCGATTTTGAGGATGCCGTCTTTTCCGTTAAAGGGTCCTGAACCCATGGTTTTCTTTTTCTCCTATGTGTCCTTGAAGGACTATGATGTTATGACGGTCTCGAATTTGGTGATCACTTCAAAGTTGAGGACAGTTCCGACTATTCGGAGATCCATTATTCCCCAACCAGACCAGCACCAACGACCGATCGGATTTGTGACTCCAGAGAGCTCGACTCTCCAGGCACCATGACGAGCCCATAGACGACGAGCCTTGAGACTGACCAGGATAATATTGCCTCCGTCGAGGTGCCCGTGCTCCAGGTCGTAAAATTCAACTCTTCCGTTTGCAGTATGACTCGGGACGTCGACAGTTCTATCCCAAAACCTCCACCAAGGGAGACGTTTGAATAGATCCTCGAAAAAGCTCTGGTAGTTCTCGGGGTCCATTTCAATTTTGAAGGGGAGCGGTACAGCCTGGACGGTTAGATTTGAGACTTGTCGAGGGACTGTCAGTTTTCTCATAACCTTCAACTCGCTAGAAATTCGATCAATGAGGCAAGAGGCTTGATAAGGAGATCCCGGAGATGAGCCAGCCGCCGACCGTCCCGGATCGTGATAGTGTAGACATGGACCTGCTGTTTCGGATCAAGCTTCCCCCTCCAGACTCGGCGAGTCCGACAGTTTAAGCAGCTTAAGTGAAAGCGTCCGAGACTATGATTGCAGAGCACTTGACAAGGCATTGCGAGGAGACTCTTTTTCTTGAACGGCAACACTTTGGGGACGAGATAGATTTGATAGAGTTCGCCTTTCTCGTTGGCTGCGAGGACGCTGTGATTGTTAAGGACAAACATGACGGCGAAGACTTGCTCTCGAAATTTGAGCCTCATGTTCGTTTGGAACCGCTGCATCTAGCGGAGATCTCCGAGGATCTGCACTCTGAGGACGAGTTTTCCAGCTGCAATAATGTTCTCAATATGGCCCCAGTCAGTCCCGGAGAAAGCCACATCTCCATTGATTGAGACGACATCAGAGTCCTGGACAAGTCCGGCGAGAGTGTTGTTTGAGTCCAGGAGGAGCCTTGCAGCATCGACTTTATCCTCGACGGCCTTTTCAGCGTCGTCCTCGACGTTGCTCGACTCAACCATAACGACCTCGAAATCTTGGGTCCAGAGCTTTTTTCCGAAGGCTGCAACTGTGAGAGGCCCACCGGTCCACCGGACGAACCCGAAAGGCGTCTCTTGTTTGGTCAAGGGAGGCCCATAAAACCAGTGATCCGACTTGATATTGATCGTCGTGTCGGCTGCCAAGAGATCGATGATTTTCTGCTGGATTTCCTTGAGGGTCATCTTTTGGCTCCGTATAGTTTCGAGAAGATATCCAGGGCCAAGAATAAGATCTTTTTCACTGCGTTCTCTCTTGCAGTCTTAATGAAGAGCTGAGGCCTGGTTCCTGGATGATTGACGTATTTTGCGAAGATTGTCTCGCCTCCAACCTCGAAACAGAGAACTCCGTCCGTTCTCCTTGGCTGGATCAGGTGAGGAGCAGTTCCTTTTTCGACAAAGGCTGCATAGAAGGCCGTCGGCTTGACGACGACCTGCTGCCCGGTCAGTCGAGTGATCGTTGACAACCACAAATAACCCGAGCGTCTGGGTGTGGTCTTTTCGAGCTCACCATAAACGATCTCTCCGGCCCCGATGAGAAAGTCCTGGAGACTCCCAGGGCTCCGAGTGTAGATCGCAGACAACCAATCCCGAAGGTCTCTGCTGTTGACAGAGAACTTGATCCCGGTTGACAAGGCCGCTTATTCCCAGAGTTGGTCGTTTGTTGTTTGGTCACTTTCAGCGACCTTGAAGCATCCAGAGTCAGCGATCCGTTTGAGACGATCGATTGCCTCTTGATAGGTTTTCTCAAGGATCTGGATCGTCGGATCTCCGGTCTGAACGGCAAGGACTCCTCCAGCTGTATATGTTACGTTTGCGGGTCCTCCAGATTTCAAGTGTGCATAGGCGAGGAGCGCTGCCTTGCAAGTGATAGCAACAGCCTCCAAAGGCGAGCAGGCTGTCGAAACGATCGTCGCTCCGGTCTCGTCCTGAACGATTGCGGTTGCGTCATCAATGAAGCTTTGGACTTGGGGGTCTTTGAGCTCCTGGACTGCTTTGACGTTGATGCGGGCTCGGACTCGGTCCGGGCTGACGTTGACGGTCAATTAAGAAACCTCCTCTCGGAAGATCACGAAAAACTCAGGCTTAGTTGGGAAACTCTGGATCTTTCCTCCAGCGAACGTGACTTCAAACTCGCCTTCGCACACGGCTTTTCCGTCCAGGTCAATCGTGACGTCCGTATCACCCGTGACCCAATCGTATTGGACGATGCCTCCGAGAGCACTGTTAATCGTGCATGCCGAGTCGACGAGGATTGTCGCTCCTTTTTTCATGTGGAATTTGACGGAGGCTCCGGTGAGGGCTATGACGGCGCCGTCGGTGTCTTTCAAGGTTGCCACGATTGCAGGCAAGAGGTCGCCTTTGACCATTTCAAACTCAACTTTCGTCAATGTTCAAGTCTCCTTTTTCGCCCGTTAATATGACTGAGCCTTTCGCTCCCGTGATAACCGACGAGGCATTACCTCCCGTCAACGTCACCGCTTTGGTCCTGACAACGACAGCCGAGGACGTCGACACGGCTCCCGGTAGTTGCTCTTTCCCGACGATGTGAGTGCAGAAGTAACTCATCTAGATCAACGCTCGAGGCGTAAATTTTGGAAAAGATCGAGGCTGAAATCTTGGCTCTCGAGGCTGTTTGAGAGCGGTGAATTTTGTGAGGAGAGCCGTCATTGCTGGAACGCAAGAACCTTTCTTGACGGTTGGACCGCCTGCAGCTTCAGGACCTATGTAGGCAGAGTCGACCATAACGCAATCGGAGTTTTCTGTGAAAGTCACTCCACCAAAATTGAGATTGCCAAGCATGATGCGATCAACATTGTTTTTGGCGCTTGTGTCTGCGGCTTGATTGACTTTCAACTCTCCATCTATCCAGAGTTTGTAGAAGCCCGCAACCGCTTTCTTATAGGCAATTTCCACACAGTACCATTGATTTAGGGTAATGGGGACTCCACTATCATAGAAATTAGTCGAGTCATCAAGCATAGTGAAATCTTGAACGCCGCCGTATTGTTTGGTGACTACACCCACCATGTAAGCCCAGTCTTTGCCAAGGTACGCAAATTCGCTATGGCTGTTTGCATTATTCGAGGCTGAAAAGTTGACGTAGAAACGCATATATGCTTCGTCAACAGCGGCCATCGTCTTATAACAAAGATCACCGACGTTCAATTCGCAAGACCATGAACCGTGATGAACAGGCGCACCTTCAATAACCGGAGTTCCGATTGTTCCTGTCCATTCACTTGTGGCACCTACTTCAAAAGTGCTGGTGAAGATTGTCACTAGACTGAGCCTCCCTCAGTTATTGGAATTTCCTGAATCGTCCAAGTCGCCGAGTTTATGGTTCCGGCCGTTTTCGCATCCTGCAACTTCTGAACAATCGCAGTCTTGACAGCATCCTTCTTCACCGGATCCGTCCCAATTTCAACCCGGATCGTCATGACATAACTGTTTGCCGTTTCACTTCACCTCCGCTCTAATGATAGTGAAGAATGAGAAACACCTGGACATCGTTGAGCCGGAGAAAGTCGTAGTCGACGTTTGCCGAGTCGATCCTCAGATTATATGTTGTGTTGAAAGCGTCAACTTCTCCAACGACGTCGTTGTCTCCGACATGCACATCTCCTCCCTCCCGAGTCGACGCTGCAACAGTCCATTGATTATCAATAAGATTGATACCTATGACGTCGTCCGTGTCCCAAGCGCCCGAGGACTTCTTGACCCTGATATTCTGAGCCGTCTGAATCGCATTCGCTCCCGAGGCACTCGTGTTCTCAATCATGCGAACCTTTATTCCAACGTAAACATGGTCCAGGGTCCCGGCAATGTTCGGGAGAACTATGTTCGGGAGATCCGTGTCCGTTGCGGCTGCCGGCAGATCTATGACGTCGTCGACGTCGCTCCAGAAGGTCTTAACGATTTCATGGTTTGTCAGTTTGTCCAGGTATCCGGCTCTCGCTGCGCTGAGCCTGGTGAGCAATGTGTCAACGTCAGCCGGCAAGTTAGCAGCCGCCAATTCGGCGAGCCTAGCCTCTGTGCACACGCTCGCAAGAGCAACAGCCCCGGCGCTCAAGTTATCCAAATACCCGGCTCGAGCTGCCGAGAGCCTCGTTCCAAGAGTATCTATGTCTGCCGGAAGATTAGCAGCTGCGAGCTCTCCAAGTCTCGCCTCCGTACAGACAGAAGCAAGAGCAACGGCGCCAGCTGACAAATTATCGAGATATCCAGCCCTCGCAGCTGAGAGACGAGAGAGGACGGTTGCCATGTCCGAGTTTAATGCAATGGCGCCGGCGCTGAGATTATCAAGATACCCGGCTCGCAAGGCTGACAGTCTAGTGAGCAATGTGTCGACGTCTGCCGGAATATTTGTCGATCCGAGCTCGTCCAAGTAGCCGGCCCTGGCTGCCGACAAGCGTGTTAGGACCGTGTCCAGATCAGCCGGAAGGTTTGCAGCAGCCAACTCGTCGAGGTATCCAGCTCGAGCAGCTGTCAATCTCGTCGAGAGGGCCTGAGTGTCCGTGTAGATGTCGGCTTCTTGGCCTCCTCCGACTTTGAACAGTTTGAAGGGATAATGGATTGTATAGGCTCCGGCGACAGCCCAAACGGTGATATACTCGGTGGCGAGTCCAAACGTGAGGTTAGTCGCTTTATAGAGTCCAGTGGCTCCGATCTCTGCAACAGTGAGACTAGTCGATGTCCCGTCGCTGATCTTGTAGAGTGTGCAAGTCGGAGTTAGACCTGTCTTAAGGAGCCCGGTTGCGGTGTCAGTGATTGCAACCGTGTCCAGAAATCCCTCAGAAGCTTTTAGTCCCATAGTTTCAACTCTGAATTATCTTCGTGGATCATTATTTTTCCTTAGAAAAGGGGGAAAATAGGGCAGATTGTTTGTTGACCGAGAGCGAGGCTTGTCAGAATCAGGTTTAGCTGACGCCCGTAAGCTCACAGATCGCAGCGGCGTGATCTATTCTCGGAGTCAGCGTCTCAAAAATCTTGAGCGTAGTGTTCATGTCTTCGTCGATGAAAATGCTTGTCTGGACGTCCTCAGCGACTCCGACCTTGAAGTTTTCGGGCTTGTTCTCTACGACGAGAACACTGGTCGTGGCTGCGGCGCTCGAGTACAAGCTATCACTGACAAAGACTTTGCCTCCAAGCATTTCCTCAATCGTTTTGCGGACCGGCGTGTCCGTATTCGTGTTGAGTTGTCTCAGACGAGCCATAAGTGCAGATCTTACGATTGCGTCGTAGGGTCCCAAGTGGCCGTCCTCTTCGAGTTTGGAGATTGCAGCTGAAAAGTCCGTGTAGATGTTGGCAATAGTTCCCCAGGTTCCAGCGGTGGCTTGTGTATTTCGTCCGGTTGCGCTTGAGAGTCCCTGAATGCCGAGCCTTCTTGCCCCAGTGTATTCGCCTGAGACGAGGAGGAGATCTTCTTCCTCAGCGATTTGTCGGGCAGCGTTCTCGATGTTAATCGTGTCTAGTGGTAGGCCTCCTCGGCGGCTGGCGAGGATGTCTCGTCTGAACAGTTTTACTTTCTTATGGATCATGGGGATTTTAACGTCCGCTGTGGACAGTTCCACACGATCCGCTGAAGCGTTCAAACCGTCCATGTCGAGAGAGGCTGCACTCATATCCGTTTCGACGAATTTCCTCCAGGTTCTGAAGCCGGCGTCTGGGAGTTTGACAGCTGAGAATATTCGGCGTCCAATGAGGGCGGGGCGAACGGTCTTTATGATTTGGGTATCGATGTACCTGATTTCTTCGTCTGTGAGGGCTCCGGTGTCTACTCCAACTTTGCTTAATCTATAGTCTGTCATTGTCAGGGCTCCTAGCTTGCGGCTCTAGCGTCCGGTGTGATCTTGAAGTTGACGAGGATTTCGGCGTCTGCCACTGCCTGTGTCCAGGTTCCAAGTGCTTGTCCGACTCTTGCTCCTTGGCCTCCCATTGCTCCGACTGCGTCTTTTGAGACTTTGCCGTTTGCTGCGCAAACAAGCCAGTCTCCTGGAGCGACGGATCCCGAGCCAGTCGAGGTTATCGTCAATTTGACGATACATGGTCCTCCGATTATGACTCTTGCTTGATCGCCGACAGCGTAGGCCGTTGCTTCGAGTTGGTCGGGTTGTTCCATTAGAACGCCGAGGGGATTGAGGGCTTTGGATCCTGCTTCTTTGACGTCGCCGTCTGTTGCATCGTGGATCACGATTTTTCCAGCGAGCATTTGTGCAGCCGTAGCGTTAGCGCCTATCTCGAGCTCCAGGATGAGAGGAGCCCCAGCGGCTAGGATGCTGTTTGCGGGTGCTGTCAAGTATTGAGGCATAGCCTATTTCTCCTTGAACCGTTCGGAGCGGAGATCGCCCACTGTCCAGAACCGCTTTGTCTCGTCTTCGTCGTTTGCGATTTGGATTGCTTTTGAGCTCGGGATAACGTGTTTCAATGCGTCGAGTTTGATCTGGAGCTCTGGGATTGAGAGTCCCTTGAGGTCCTCTGCCTTGTAACGGGCGAGCCTCATTATGTCTGCTTTCAGTTTGCCGGTCATGTCTGCAGTGACGACTTCGTTAAGTTCCTTGTTGTCTGCAGTCAATGTTTGAATGGTTGCGTTTTTGTCTGTGAGTTCTGCTCTCAGTCTCTCGACCTCTTCAGCTAGAGCATCGACGCTCATCGCTGCGAGGCCGTTAGACTTTTCTTCTTTTTCTTTTTCGGGCATTGAGATCTTTCCTGTTTGTCCTTAAAGGACTGTGAAACGAGCCCCATGCGCAGGGGCAAACTGGAGAGACGCCCTCCTCTGACGATTATAGAAGAGGGGTGCGTGGAAAAGGAGAAAGGTGCAAAGGAAGAAAGCGAGGGGGCGTCTCACTTGTTTCGATATTTGCGGATTTCGAGGAGTCTGCGAGTCTCAGCGTGGACCTCGTCAGGATCTAGCCTCTCAGGTTCTGGAGGAGGATCCTTCTTTTTGTCGTCTCCTGGAGGCTTCTGTCCCGGAGTGGTTGCTCCTGGAGGCTGCGCTCCTGGAGGAGATCCTGAAGCCGGAGGAGCTCCCTGAGGAGTCCCTGGAAGCTTCTTCTCGTCTTCGTCGACGAGGACGTTTGCGTCCTGATGACTGTTAAACCACGTCTTCGCCTTATCCATCGTCCAGCCTTCCTTCACGGGGAAGATGTAGCTCTGGACATACCACTCGTCAGATCCTTTCTTCTTACAGTAGATGGCTTTCATGCCTTGAGGTAGTCGACCGTTAAAGTCAGTTGTGCGACAAGTTTCAGCGTTCTCGACGGAGCCGTGTCCGCTGCGGATATAGTCTTCTGTTTGCTCCCAGGGATCCGCACCCATCTTAGCGACGGCCTCGTCCAAGCCGAGCCCTAGATGCGGAAAAGGATCTCGTCCTCTCGGAACCCCGATCGCTATATGATTGACAATGATGTTTCGCTGGATATAGTCGTATTTTTGACCTTTGAACTCTCCAGGACTCCAGTCTTCATCATGGATGAATCCGATTGAAACGTCTCTCTTGACTCCGTTTTTGATGTCTGCAATAAAAGTAGACGGAGCTCTTTTCTTGTTGATAACGACCTCGCCTTTGACCTTGTTCTCCGCTGCATCCCACTGTATATTTCGAGATTTTCCTATGATTGTCTTCGGTTTGGTCAAGATCATAGTGTCCGGGTGTTTGTCCGGGACAAGGAAAGCTCCCTCGAACGTGAAGAGGCTCTCCTGGAGCTCGGATGCTGGACGATAGGCCTTGCCGTTTGGATACTCCAGAACTGTCTCTCTTGCCAAGACCGCTGGAATGACGAGCTCATTTTCGTCCTCTTTGACGATCTTGGTTGCGTCTAACTCGACGTTGATTGTTCCGAATTTCATTTTCACTTATCTCCCGTGACTGTGAGTTAGGGAAAGAGAGGAGTGTCGCTCGTCATCGGCACGATGATGTATAACATCCATGTACAACATACCTGTTAAACAGGATGTTCGACATCTCCGTGTCCTCTAATACGTTTCTCCGATCCCCCATGGTTGGATTAGGAAGACGACGCTCGAGCATCGTCTCCTCGATCCGACGTTTTTGGTTTCCAGATTTCAAAAACGATCATGACTCCGGGAAGATTAGATCCCAGTGACAACGGCAGCGAGGATGAGCTGGACATTGAGGCAGGAACTGACCGAACTTGTATCGTCGTCCAGACTGCCCGTCACAATAGTTGCAGGTGACGTCGTCAATTTCCGTGACCCATTCCATCCCGACGGCTCCGGCATTGCTTCCGAGGATCTGGATCGAGTTGTTAACTGTCTGCCAAGTGATAGACTCAGCGAGCTCCTCGAGTCTCATTGAGATCCCTTCGGGAGTAGTCCAGAAATTTGAGCTCATAGATTGGCGTCACTCATGATTTTATCGAAGCTGTCCAGGTATTTCTTTTTCATAGTCAAGAAGGTCCTCTCTTGTTCTGGACTGAGAGTCGAGAGAGGTCGTCCGATCTTGGCCTCGATCTGGAGCTGGACAAGTTTCTTCATTCGGTTAAGATGCTCTTCAATGATAACGCCGGCGCTCAGGAGTGCGTCCTCCCTGGAGATCTTCCCCTGTTTGACGTTTTGCAGGAGACTCTCGAGGAGCGTGAACAGTGTCTTTTCGCTGTTTGCGAGATCTTGGTCGTGAATTATCATAGCATCAAAACCCGGAGGCAAAGGCAATCCTGGAGGGTTGACTTTGGGAGTTGTGGCTTTTGTGAGTCCGAGGCAGACATCTCCTCCTGGGATCGGTCCAAGGCCCTCGTCTTTTCGCAGTTCGTTGACTGTCCACCAGTTAGACCGGATCTCCTGGATCTGAGCCCTCTTCAGGTCTATCGTTGCTTTCTCGTCCTCTGTCAATTCAAAGGACGGGTTCCAGACGATCTTATACTGTGGCAGATTTTCAGCGTCTACGCTGAAGCATCCGACGAGGATCTTGTCGATCAGCTGTCTTAGATAGGGCTCGTATTTGCTCTGCTGATCGCTTATGAACTTGAAATATTCTCTCTCATTGACTTCCGAGCCCGTTAGAGCTCCTGCTTGGGCTCCTCTGAGAATTGGCTCCGGGATAAACGAGCCCGCAGAGATTGACTCGCTCAAGATCGAGTAGTATTTGCGAGGATCTAACTCGTGGCCGGAGACTCCTTTGAACTCGAGGTGCTGCTTTTCGTTATGGACAAAATACTTCATTGCGTTGAGGTTCTCGAATTGTCCAGAGTCGATAAAATCGTTGATCTTGGCGATTGTGGCTCCGTCAAGTGTGACGTCTGGAAATCCTGATCCGTATCGGATCATCGTCAGAGCGCCAGCCCAGCGGCTGTAACGGATTGCCATAAGATCGTCGTAGACTGGACTCAATGCAGAGAGACCTTTGAACGGATGATCCAGGAGACGGGTGGCTGCATGGATGACTCTGCTAAAGTGGACCTTCTTTGAGCCTTGACCTCTGAGAGTGTATTTCTCTGGGAGTCCTAGGCGCTCGCTGTCTGAGTCGTCGTCCTTCTCGATCCGGGTGATATCCAGCTCGCTGTAAACTGCAAGGTCCGTTATGTCTGTGGGCTCTCCAACGGGATCCTCGAGGGTGGAGCCGGTGTCAGTGTATTTGAGGAGGAGGATGCTCCAGCCGAAAAGTCTCTCGAAAGCTGTCACCTGGACCCAGCGATCCTTTGCGTGCAGAGTCTCCAGCTTATCCATTACGTCGGCGACGAGGTCGTCGTTCTTAGGATCCATTTCGATTTTAAACCAGTTGTCCCAGACGTCCAGAGCGACGCCGTAGATTATGCGAAAAGCGATCGGCTCTCTCTTGCAGCCGAAGAGGAGATCCTCGTTTTCAAGTTCCCCTCCGAAGAGCCCTCTGCCTCGAGGCGTCCTGATTGTGCTTGCTGTCCTAGTTCCACTGAGGAGAGTGTCTCCTCTCACCACTACGCCGGCCGGCACCAGAGATCTTTTCTTTTTCTGTCTTGTTGACATGACTAGAGCCTCGTTGCTAGGACGACAGCAATCCCGACCAGGGTTGCAATCGTGAAAACTAGGGTCGCTGTGATCTTGTTCTCAATTCCTCTCTGCTTTTTCTCCAGATCTGCAACCTTGAAATCGAGGACCTTATGTTTTGCCTTGCACATTTCTCTCTGAGCTTCCTTTTCCGTAGCGTACACATCCTTTCTAACGTGAATATTATATCTCTCTGTTTCTTCGTCTTCTGCCATCTCTCGACGCCTCTCATCCAAACTTGAACGCTGTTGTCAAGGCCTCGGGCTGCAACCTGGTTGCATATCTCAAGGCGTCAACGGCGTGATCGTTGACTTTTTGTTTCTCGTCATACTCCATAAGCTCGGCCTGAAGGTTGACGGCCTTGGTCGAGACGTAGATCCTGGGACGCCCGTCTCCAGCTTTCAGGAAGCGACCTCCAAGAGCCCTGATCCCGTCTTCTCTCTTGAACTCGTATTTTTTAGCGTCCAGGCCTGAGAGCCGGATCTTGTCGATTGTCTCTGGATTTGACGGATCGCAGAAGATCTCTCCGGCGCCGTAGACTGCCTCAAAGGTTTTGAGAGCCTCAATCAGGTCCTCAGTGTGACACTGACGTCTGTAAAATTCGTCCAGGACAAACAGTCGGTCGTCGCTGTCGTATCCGACGACGAGGATTGCGGAGGGATTTGTCCAGCCGAAATCTACGCCATAAGTGATTGATGAAAGGAGGGACTTGTCAGCGTCGCTTACATGGACTGAGGCGTCGAACGGAAACGAGCCCGATCCGGCGTTTGCAAAACGTCCATATATGAAACGCTCGGCAAGTCCTCCCTGGTGACTCTTGAGCATATCCTCTTTA